GAGATTAAAGAAGCTGGGTCTGAAGAAGAAGCGTCTACTGAAGAAAAAGAAGACGTTGAAGCTACAGAAGAACCTACTTCTGTTAAGTCAGAAGAAACGACTCACAAAGTAGTTTATGCTACTAAAGAAGAGGTCGAAAAACTAAGCACTAGCATTGCTGAATTAAAGGCTATGATAGAAAGCAAAAAAGAAGACTTGGCTGAAGCTAAGCAAGAAGAGGTAAACGAAGTTGAAATGACTGCTGAAGTTGTAGAGCCTATTGCTCACAATCCAGAAGCCGTTACTGAAAGCGAGGTTAACATGCCAACGCACCAGACAGCTCACGCTCGTTTAGTTCACCAAATAATTCAACAATATAATAACTAATAAATAAATTTTAAATTATGGCTACAACTCATACTTTTTCTGATAATTCGTATAGTGGTTCTAAAGCTGCAGGCTATCTTAGTGCTGCTTTACTATCAGGAAAAACATTAGCTGCTGGTGTTATTGATGTTAGAGATAACATTCAAGGAAAAGAAGTAATTCAAGTCCTTAACTCAGACGCTAACTTAATTAAAGACGCTACTTGTGACTTTACAGCTACAGGTACGCTAACAACTACTGAAATTGTTCTACAACCAGAAGAGTTTCAGGTAAATCTTGAACTTTGTACTAAAAACTATCGTTCAACTTGGGAATCTCTTCAAATGAAGGGAATCAAAAGTGGAATCGCTAAAGATTTAGGCGATTTTGTAATTGAGCATGTCGTACAAAAAGTTGCTGCTGCTCAAGAGAATAATATCTGGCAAGGAGCTACTGCTACTTCAGGTGTTTATAATGGTATCACTGTTTTAGCTGCTGCTGATTCAGCAGTTGTTGATGTTACTGGTACTACTGTGACAGCTTCAAACGCTGTGGCAGAGATGGGCAAGGTAACTGCTGCAATTCCTAACACTGTTTGGGGTGCTGATGACTTATACTTATATGTATCTACAAATATTTTCAAAAACTATGTCTCGGCTCTCGGAGGATTTGGTGCTTCTGGATTAGGTGCAGCTGGTGTAAAAGACGAAGGACCGCAATGGTATAGAGGACAGCAAGAACTTTACTTCGAAGGAGTAAAAGTGTTCCACGCTCCAGGTATGCCTGATAACGATATGATTGCAACTAGAAAATCTAATTTAATATTTTCTACAGCTTTATTCAGCGAATTAAACCAAGTGTCTGTTATAGACATGAGCAAATTTGATGGCTCTCAAAATTCAAGAGTAATCTTAAGAGGTTCTGCTGGTGTTAATATCGCTAACGGTGCTGAGATTGTATATTATACATAATAATTGTCTAACTATCTAAAAACCAATACTTATGGCTTGTTTAATTACTAAAGGAAGAGCGACTAACTGTAAAGACGTAGTTGGTGGCATAAATAGAGTTTGGTTATGCGATTATAATGCGTTAGGCACTCTAACAGTGGGGTCTAACGATGAGATAACAGATGCTTCAGGTACTGTTACCTTATTTCAATATGATGTCAAAGGTAGTGGTAATACAATGGTTACAACGGCTAATGTCAGCAGAGATGCTGGTACGGCTTACTTTTCCAGCGTATTATCGTTATCGTTACCAAAATTAACGAAAGAGGACAATAAAGAGCTTAAGCTTCTGGCTTATGGTCGTCCTCAAATTATAATAGAAGATAGAAATTCTAACTTTTTGCTATTAGGCAAAGAGCATGGGTGCGAACTAACTTCAGCTAGTATTGAAACTGGTGGAGGAATGGCTGATGCATCTCAATATACTTTAGAGTTTACGTCTGAAGAGCTTTTGCCACCTAACTTTTGTGACGGTGCTACTAGTTCTAACCCGACTGCTGGCTGGTCTAGTTGTTCTGAAACAATTACTGTAGGAACAAACAGCTAGAAATACTTTGTGTTTTGTTAAGGTGGTTAACCTTAGTGGTTGCCACCTACAAAACATAATAAATTAAAAACTATGGCAAAAAACAAAACATCAAAAGAAAAAAACATAAAGCGTAAGGCTTTTAATGAAAGTGAATGGAAAACAATCACTTCAGCACAATTTTTAAAAGAAATAGAGTTAGACGATGCTCTGGAAATTTTAAAAAAGACAAAAAGAGTTAAATCTAGTTTAGCAACGTATATAATAGAATAAAGCATGACGATATTAGACAGAGGTTCGTCAAGTCATACTTTAAACTTTATTCCAAAAGTATATAGCCCTACTGGCTCAGCTATTTTTAAAGTTTTAATAAAAAACGAACAACAAAACACAGAAGTTTACAATCAAACAGTAAGCTCATTTACAGCACTGAAGTATTATTATACTTATACAGCTAATTTTGGTTTTGATGCAAATAAAGATCAAACTTATACGCTAGAGATAACAAATACTGTTACAAACGCTGTTTTATATAGAGATAAATTATTTGTTACTGACCAAAGTGCTGCAACTTACTCAATTAATACTGGTAAGTACACTTTTGAAACCAGTAGCACAAATGACTACTTAGTTTATGAATAATAGCGATTTTCACATAGTAAATTTAGCAGCTTATCAAACTCCAGAGATTATTGAGGACGTTAATGAGGATTTTATTGCATGGGGTTATGATAATTCATTTTATAGCGAGTTAATTGACGTTTATTTAAATAGCCCTACCTCCCACTCTATTATTAATGGAGTTGTTAATCAAATAGTAGGAAAAGGGTTCTCAGCACTAGACTCAAATAGAAAACCAGACGAATATGCTAAGTTCATACAGCTTTTTAAGAAAAAAGACCTTAAAAGAATAGCTTTAGACCTTAAATTACTGGGTGAGGCTGCCTTTCAAGTAACTTATAACAAAAAAAAGGTTGTAGAGGTGTCTCATTTTAACAGAGAGACCCTAAGAGCTGAAAAATGCGATAAAAAAGGCAAAATAAACGCTTATTACTACCACCCTAAGTGGTCTGACTATAAAAAAGGCGATAAACTCACTAGAATACCTGTATTTGGCTCTGGAGCTAGTAATGAAGTGTATATAATTCGTAGGCATATACCTTCAATGCACTATTATAGCGTTCCAGATTGGTGTGGGTCATTAAATTATGGAAAATTAGAGTGTTCTATAAGCGAATACCTAGTAAATGAGGTCGATTGCTCGTTTTCGGGAACCAAAATCGTGAGTTTTGTAAATGGCGTGCCTACGCCTGAGAAACAGAACATGATAAAACAGCAGATACTAGACAAATTAACAGGAGCAAATGGTGAAAAAGTGATCGTTAGCTTCTCAGATAGTGCTGAAAACAAGACTACAATAGAGGATATATCAGTAAGCGATGCAGCAGATGTATACCAATATATCAGTGAAGAGTGTACTCGTAAGCTATTACTGGGTCATAGAATAACCTCACCTTTACTTGTAGGTATAAGAGACGGTAATCAAGGGCTAGGGTCAAACGCAGAAGAGATAAAAAATGCACAAAATCTCTTTGAAAACTTGATAATAAAGCCCTACCAGAGTGATATTATAGATGCTATTGACGATATACTTGCTGTGAATGGTATTGCTCTGAAAGTATATGTACAAACACTAACTCCGATTGAGTTTACAGACTTAGAAAACGCTGTAACTAACGAACAAAGAGAAGAGGAGACTGGAGAGAAGCTCTCTAGTCAAAAACCAGAAATGACTAAAGAGTTTGAGAAGGCTGTTTTAGATAATTTAGAAGACTTTGGAGAGGAGTTAAGCGAGGAGTGGGAATTAATAGGTGAAGACGATGCTGGGAGCTATGAAGAGGAGTTAACACTTCATAAATTAAATCTATTTTCTGGTGAAAGCTCTATTAAATCTGACCCTACTAAAAAGAGCTCTTTAGACAAAGGCTTATATAAGGTCAGATATGTTTACTATGGTAACAAAG